CATTGAGCGCGAAGCCATCAAGGCTGGCATGACGCTGGCCGATGCGCTGGCGATGTGCTGCGCCCGTGGCTGGCAGGGCTTCAAGGCCGAGTGGGTCAGTCAACCCGCTGCCGGTGCACCAGCTCGCCCCACGAAGTTCGACCCCGTGGCCTACGTCAACAGCAGGAAGGAGGCTGCGCATGTCGTCATTGACGTTGCCGCGCAACGCGTGGCTTGAGATTCGCGTAATCGGTGACCGCGAGCTTTCGCCGATGGACCACCTGTTCAACCGCCTTGACGGGATGTACCCACAACGCTGGCGCTCTGCATTTCCCAGCTCTGACTCGATCCTGAACTGGCGCGAGGCATGGGCGGACGCGTTTGCCGACGAGGGCATCACGCTCCAGCAGGTGGCCGAGGCCGTGCGCCAGTGCCGCAAACGCTTCGACTGGCCGCCGTCGCTTACCGAATTCCTGAAGCTGTGCAACCCGCCGATGGACCATGAAGCCGCGTTCATCGAGGCCGTGCGCCAGATGCGCGAGCGCGACAACGGCACGGACACCTGGAGCAAGCCGGCCATTTACTGGGCCGCCGTGGAGTTCGGCTCATGGGAGCTGCGGCAGGCGAGCTGGGACCGCGCGAAGGCACGTTGGACCCGCATCCTGGACGAGCAACTGGCCAAGGGTGAATTGCCGTCGGTACCGCCGCGCATGGAGGCGCTGCCTGCACCTGGCCAGGCGACCGCGAACCCCGAGAAGGTCCGCGAGCTGATTGAAGGTCTGCGCCGGCGCATGGCCATGCCGAAGGGGGTTGCATGACGGACCCCACAAAGGACCACAAGCGGGTGAGCGCCGAGGGTCGAGCGCTTGGTGCAACGATGGCCAGGCTTGCCGACAAGGCTTGCTCTCAGCTCGTCGCACTGGATGAGCCTGACGATCGCTGTAAGTCCTGCGCATTTACGGCAGGGACGGTTCCGAACGGTTGCTTGCAGACCCAGATGGACGTGGCGAAGGCGGTCGTCGAGAACGTCCCGTTCCTGTGCCATCAGGCCGACCGCAAGGGCTGGCCATGCCACGGCTGGTATGCCGTCCGTGCAGTCATCAACGAGACGGAAAAGGCCAAGGGGCCGCTTCTCGATCAGGTCGGTCCTTGCCCTTGGGACTTTTCGCCGCCCGATGCGGAGGTCGCGTGACATGCCCCGCGTGCGAATCATCGAGACAACGGCGGCACTGTGGGGCGTACCACCTGGCATGCCTGGAGTGCTGCGCGCGTCTGGTGCTGTCGGCACACCCAAGCAAGAGACAAGCGTCCGTGATGCTGGCCGCGATAGCCCGGTTTCCGGGCGCGCCTGGCCGGGACGAGGTTCTGGCGTGCGTGGCCCAGGAATTGACGAAACGCCGCTTAGCGCCTGCGAAGTCGCCTACGGACAGATGAAGGGGCTGCTGTGAAGTTGTACTGCGCCCTGTGCGGCCGACCCATGGACCAGGCCGCCGTGCTGATTGGAAGCCTTCCCGTCGACCCGAAGTGCGCCCAGCGCGCCGGCCTGATGCCGCTGGCCCAGCGCAAGAGCGGGCTTGTATTCCCTGTGCAGCGCCGTCGCATCGAGAAGCAGAAGCGCCCCCAGACGCTGGACCTGTTCGAGGGGGCTGCATGAAGGCCCTGCTCATCAAGACGGACAAGGGCCTGCGCGGATCGACGCCGGCCGATCAGGACGCCTGGGCGAAGTTCCGCCGCCGGTTGGAGACGATGAAGCCCGGCACCTGGGTCCGCATGGAGTGGGCTCGCCCGCGCAACGGCCAGCATCACCGCAAGCTCTTCGCGCTGCTCCAGCTCGTCGCCGAGAACAGCGAGACCTACGACACACCGGAAAAGGCACTGGTCGCCGTGAAGTTGGTGACGGGTTACGCCGATCCGGTCATTGACCCGATCACTGGCGAGTTGATCCAGGTGCCGCGCTCGATTGCCTACGAGTCCATGGAGCAGGACGACTTCGACAGGTTCTATGAGGCCGCCATCGACGGGGTACTGCGTCACATCCTCCCGCAGCTCGACCGCGAGACGGCCGATCACCTGCTGGAGCAGGTCATTTTGGGGTGGGGTTGATGCAGTCGAAGAACAAGAAAGCCCCGACCGTCGCCGAGAAGCGCCACATCGAGCGCGTGAAGGCGCTGCCGTGCTCTGTGTGCGACGAGCCAGGCCCCAGCGACTGCCATGAAATCAAGCAAGGCCAGTGGTTCACGTCCGTGGCCCTGTGCCAGTCCTGCCATACCGGCTCGCTGATGGGGTTGCATGGCCAGCGTCGGGCCTGGGCGATCCGCAAGCTCGACGAGCTGGACGCGCTCGCTCGCACCGTCGAAAGGCTGGTGGCGGCTTGAAGCGGATGTTGGACATGGATGACTTCCCAGTGGGCACCCGAGTACAGACGCCGACCGGACGGATCGGGACCGTCATCAAGCACAAAGGGGCCGAATCAAAGTTGGATCACTTCCAGCGCCTGACCGTGCGCCTGGATGGTGGTGCACGCCATGACCTGGTGACGCTCCAGCCACACCTATTAGCCAAATATCCGCCGGAGAAGGAGCCGGATCAAAAAATCGAAGTATGACCACAGTAGTTTTTCCATGGCCCCCAAAAGAGCTGAACCCGAATGCGAACATGCACCACATGGCACTGTATCGGGCCAAGAAGGCATACCGCAACGCCTGCTGGATTCTGGCCAAGAAGGCTGGAATGTCAGCCGATACCTTGAGCAACGCAAAGGCGGCCAGCGTTCACCTGGCGTTTTACCCGCCAGACAAGCGCAGACGCGACTGGGACAACCTCATCGCCAGCATGAAGGCCGGTCTCGACGGCCTGGCTGACGCGCTGAAGGTGGATGACAACATCTTCCGCATCACGTTCGATGTGTCCGACGACATCGGTGGCATGGTCAAAGTGACTGTGATTCCGCTGGAGACCGTCGTCCCAACAGTTGCCACAAGCCGGACCCTCATCGGATCAACCGTGCCGAGCGGGCAGCACTACAACGGAGCTGAGCTCCGTCCGTATAGCGGGCGTCCAGGAGCAAACGACGCGCTCGCCCTGCCAAGTCGCATGGGGAAGACCCTGTATTACCGCGACGGGACGGGTAAGGCATGAGAAAGCGAACGCACCGAAAGCCCATAGGGGTGCACCCGCTCATGAAGCAGGCGGCCGAAGCAAAGCGAAAGACCGATGCCAAGGAAGCGCGCGCTAGGTGGGATTCCGAGGCTGTCAACGCCCAGCTCCACGCGATAACGGGGGCGGACCGTGAGCGCCTGCTGGCCCATGGGTCACTGATGTTCTTTGTGGCCAGCGCCTGCGCGATTCACCTGGGATGGACGGGCGACGAGCCAGACATGCGCATCGTGCGCGCCAGCGTCAATGCCCTGGATGACCTGGCCAAGCGCCCGGACATCACGGACCTAGACCGTGGTGCGCTCATGAGCGGGATGCGTGCAGCCGCTCGGGTCATCGAGGCGACCCCGATTGAAGTCGTGGATGACGCTGCCCTGATGTACGACGAGCACAGCCGGGAATGGGAAAGGACCAGGACATGACCAATGAAGAAGCTCAAAAGGTGTGGGACGCCTGTCTTATCAGAGGTTGGAGGGACTGCAAGACGCTTCGTAGTTGTTTCCTTATGTTCCATCACATGACTGGGTGCAAAGCAGAAGACTTCAATCTTCTTCGCGCGACATTAAAGGTGCCATGGGACGTGCCAGTCCGTGTCTTTATGGCCCAGCGCCTGCCAAAGATCGGGGATCGCTTGTTTTCTCATGGCCCAGAGACTGACCTAGCGTTGCTTAGGTTTTTGCAAGGGTCCAAATACACAACATCGACCAGCGACATGAGGCCAGATCGCGAGCGGGAGGCAGCCAGACGTGCAACCAGGCGAGACCAGGCATTCGTCAAGCTAAACAGCCACCATTACGACAACCGGAATCACAGCACCGACTGGGCGGTGGTGAAGTGAACAAGAAGTACATGATTGAAAAGCCATTGACCCCGAAGCAGGAGGCATTCGCCACGGGCATCGCGTCCGGGTTGTCCCAGGCCGAAGCGTACCGGCAGGTGTTTTCACAGTCGCGCAAGTGGAAGGACAAGACCGTCCACGAGAAGGCGAGCCGCCTGGCAGCCGACGACAAGGTAAAGGCAAGGATTCAAGAGCTTCGAGGGAAAGCGGCCGAAGCCAACGAGGTCACGATCGAGCGGATCGTCGCCGAGGTGGTGAAGATCGCCTTCGCCAACCAGCGTGACCTGATGAGGTGGGGGCCGAATGGAGTAAAGCTGCTCGACAGCGAAGAGCTGACCGACGAGCAGGCGGCAGCCGTGTCCGAGGTGAGCGAATCTTTTAGCTCCACGGGCGGGAGCCTCAAGCTCAAGACCCACGACAAGCTGGGAGCGCTTCGATTCCTGGCCGAGCTGAAGGGCTACCTGGTCAAAAAGCAGGAAATCACCGGGGCCAACGGCAAGGACCTGGTGCCTGCCGCTCCCAAGGGTGTGCTGGTCGTGCCTGGCGTGATGAACGAGGCCGACTGGGAAGCCATGATGGCCAAGCACCAGGAGGGGAATCAATGATTCTCGACATGTTCGCCCATTTCCTGGCGCGTCAAGACTTCATGGCTGTTGCAGGGGTCATTGCTGGGTTTTGCGTGCCGGTTGTGCACCTGGTCGCTGCCATCCAGGCATGGAGGCAGGATTGACGGCGCGCTGGGCTCCACTGCCTGGTGCGCAGTTTCAATTCCTGACGTGCCCGACCTTCGAGGCGCTGATGCACGGCACGCGCGGGGGCGGCAAGACCGACTCGCTGCTGATGACATTTGCCCAGCACACCGGCAAAGGCTTTGGCCAGCACTGGCGCGGCGTCCTTTTCCGACTGACCTACCCCCAGCTTGCGGACGTGGTGGCCAAGTCCAGGCGATGGTTCACCCAGTTCTTCCCCGAAGCCAAGTTCAACAAGGCCGAGCACTACTGGGAGTGGCCGACTGGGGAAATGCTGTTCTTCCGCTACGGCGCGAGCGAGGACGATTATTGGAACTACCACGGCCACGAATACCCGTGGCTTGGTTTTGAGGAATTGACCAACTGGCGCGACCTGGGCTTCTACGAGGCCATGCACTCGACCTGCCGGTCATCTTTCCCAGGCATGCCCCGCATGGTGCGCGCGACCTGCAACCCATTCGGCAAGGGTCACGGCGCAGTCAAGGAGCGTTTTCAACTTGGCCAGGGTGGTGTGCCTTCCGGCCAGGTCATCCGCGTCGATGGCCAGAAGCCGCGCGTGGCCATCCGCTCCAGCATCTACGAGAACAAGGTCCTGCTGGCCAATGACCCGGACTACCTGGCAACGCTCCAGGCCCTGAAAGACCCGAACCGACGCAAGGCGTGGCTCGATGGCGACTGGGACATCCACGTCGGCAGCTTCCTGGAAGGCGTCTGGGATGCCAAGCGCCATGTCGTTGAGCCCTTCCCGATCCCTTCGACCTGGAAGGTGTGGAAGTCCATGGACTGGGGTTATGCCCGTCCGTATGCCTGCTACTGGATGGCCGTGGACCCGGACGGGGTGCACTACATCTGGCGCGAGCTGTACGGCATCGGCGAAAAACCCAACGAGGGCAGCCGCGAGGATGCCGCCAAGGTGGCCAGGAAGATCAGGGCCATCGAGGAACACGACGAGCGCATGGGCTACGAGTACCGCCTGAACCTGGCGGACCCGGCCATCTTCTCCAAGATCGGTGCGGACCGCTCAATCGGCCAGATTTTCCGCGAGGGTGGCGTGAAGTGGCAGGAAGCCTGGAACGCCAAGGGTTCAAGGGTCAACGGCGCGCAGGAAATCATCCGCCTGCTGTCCGAGGGCAGGCTGAAGGTTTTTTCCACCTGCAAGCACTGGATCAGGACCGTGCCCAGCCTGCCGCCATCCGACGACAACCCCGAGGACGTGGACACCGACGCCGAAGACCACGCATGGGACGCGACCAGGTACGGGGTCATGCGCCGCCGCCGTAACCCTGACGCTGAACAAATATCCGGCGATGACGACGAGCCGACCAAAAAATACGACGACGACACCTATCGAATGAGGGTTTGACGATGACCGACCAAAACAAGATCGCAGCCGACGGCTCGCGCGAGAAGCCCCAGCCGGACGAGCTGGCCAAGAAGTGGAATCAGCGCATTGCCAACGCGCGCGCCTACTGGGACAAGTTTCACAAGCGCGTGCGTCACAACCGCGCCGAGGTCGCTGGCTTTAACTGGCAGGCCGATCCCAAGTCCAAGGACTTCTACAAGCATCGGGCTAACCTGATCCACGGCACGATCACCGCGATCCTGCCCAGCATCTATGCCCGCAACCCGGAAATCAGCGCGACCCCGCTGTACCGTGCGGAAAACCTCAAGCTGTTTTGCAAGACCATCGAGACGGTCACGAACCGCTGCCTGGAGCGTGCACGCCTGAAGGACCGGGCCAAGGCGACCGTGCGCAGCTCGCTCACGTCGTCCTTCGGCATCGTGAAGGTCATGTACCAGCGCGACATCCAGCATGACCCGATCATCCTGGCGCGCATCAATGACACCCAGGACAACATCGCCCAGGCCGAGCGCCTGATGGCTGACATCGAGGACCCGGACCAGCGCCAGGCGCAGGAGGCCAACCTAGCAGAGCTGAAGCAGCTCATGGCCGCCCTCAACGAGCAGGTCGAGGTGGTTGCAGCCGAGGGCCTGGTCATCGACCGCGTACTGACCGATAACCTGCTGATTGACCCGTCGGTGTGCGAGTTCTTTGACTATCGGGATGGCGACTGGATGTGCCAGATCATCCCCATGAAGAAGTCAGCCGCCGAGGCGACCTACAAGGTCAAGCTGGACAGTGCAAAGGCGTATCAGGACAGCCAGCAGATGCCAAAGAAGGATGGCCGCCTAGCCAGTGGCACGGCAATGCTGGACGAGGACAAGCAGATTGCCATCCTGGAAATCTGGGACAAGAACACCCAGCGCGTTTACACGATGGCCGAGGGCTGTGACTTCTGGCTGCGTGAACCGTACTCCCCGCCCAAAGCCGGTGAACGCTGGTTTCCGTACTTCCTGCTGCCCTACCAGGTGGTCGATGGCCAATTCGTAGCCCCGAGCCTGGTGGACCTGACAGAAAAGCTCCAGGAAGAGCATAACGATGCCCGCGACCGCTTCAACCAGCACCGCGACCTGTGCCTGCCCGGCTGGGTTGCTTCCGGCGAAGTGAGCGAGAAGAGCATCAAGCGCTTCAAGGACAGTGAACTGGGCGAAATCACAATTGTGGACACCGAGGGCAAGCCCTTGTCGCAGGTCATCATGGCCCGCGAGCATCCGGCCATTGACCCCGTGGTGTACGACACCAGTGCCGTGCGCCAAGACTGGGAGCAGGTCACTGGCCTGCAAGATGCAGCCCGCTCCAGTGTGGTCAAACCCAAGACCGCAACCGAGGCCAGCATCATGCAGCAATCGCTGTCTGGCCGCGTTTCCGAGTTCCGCGACCAGGTGGAAGAGTGGCTGCAAGAGATTGCTCAGTACGCGGCGCAAATCCTGCTGCAAGAGCTGACCCCTGTGCAGGTCGAGCGGATGATGGGTCCGCCTGAACCCAAGACGATCAACACGGGCGGCACGCCCATGGTCGTCGAGGTTAAGCCCTACGACTGGCCAACCCTGTCGCGCGACCAGATTTTCGAGATGGTCGAGATGCGCATCCGCGCTGGCACGACTGGCGCACCCGACAAGCTCGAAGAGCAGGAAAACTGGGGCAAGGTCCTGCCGATCATCCAGAACCTGGTGGGCGGAATCATGCAAGCGCGCGTGCAAGGCGCAGACGCTGAACCCCTCATTAACCTGCTGCGCGAAACCATCAAGCGCTTCGACGAGCGCCTGGATGTCGAGCAGTTCATTCCCAAGGCCCCAGCGATGCCAGCGCCCATGCCTGGAGGCCCAGGTCTCCCGTCGCTGGCCGCACTGGCTGGCGCTGGCGGCAGCGCATAAGTTTTCTCAACCACCACAAGGAAATCCACCATGCCACTCTGGAAGCAACGAATGTTTGCCCGCCTGATGAAACCCGCCGACGATGAAGGCGGTGATCTGGGAGGCGGCGCATCCGGCGAATCATCCGGCACCGATGACGCTGGCACACAAGACGAGGCTGCTGGCGATGCTGGCGGCGAACCCGAGGCCAGCGGCAACGAGGCTCCGACAAGCGACACGCCGACGGTAGCCGACGACCTGCCGACCGACAAGCCGCAGTCTGCGAAGATGCTGGCGCTGCTCGATGAGCTGTCCGGCAGCAAGCCCGCCGAAGCACCTAAGGCCGATGACAAGCCCGCAGTCGATCCCCAGGCCGCAGGCACGCCGCCCGCCGACCCCGCTCAACCCAAGACGGCCGAGCAGGAAGAAGCCGAGCTGCTGGAGGGCGTGAAGTCCGAACGAGGACGCGAGCGCATCAAGTCTGTGTTCGCAGAGCGCAAGCAGCTCGAAGCCGACATCACCGAGTTCCGCGACCTGGTGAAGTCCACCGGCATGAGTGCTCAGGAGTTTGCCCAGACCCTGGAATTTGGTCGCCTGGTCAACTCTGGCGACGAGAAGAACATCCGCGTTGCCCTGGAAATGATCGAGGGCCAGCGCGCCATGCTGTACCAGAAGCTGGGTGTGGAAGCGCCTGGCGTCGATCTGCTGGCCGGTCACGACGACCTGAAGACGGCCGTCGAGAACATGGAAATCACCCGCGACAAGGCGGTTGAGCTGGCCAAGTTCCGCAAGACCCAGGCCGACCAGACCGCGCGCCAGCAAGCCGACACCGACGCATCCAATCGTCAGGCGCAATTCCAGGAGACGGTGCAGTCCGCTGCGAACGCCATGGAAACCTACCTCCAGACCCGCGCCAAGGAAGCTGACCATCCCGCGCGCCTGAAGGTCATCGGTGAGCACTTCCAGAACCCGGCCAACCTCCAGCGCTTTGTGCAGACCTTCGAGCCCAAGCAGTGGACCGCCGCGCTCCAGATGATGTACGACGGCATCACCGTGCCCAAGGCTGCGCCAACGTCCCAGCCCCAGCCGCTTCGCTCGCGCCCGACCCAATTGGGCAACCCTGCTGCGCAAGCCAACAACCCCATCGACCGCGTTGCCCAGCACCTGGACAACTTGGGCATCTAACCCGCATCACATAAGGAGCCAGCCATGGCCATGAAAGACCTGAAGATCAGCAAGAAAGAAGCGAAGACCAAGAACGAGGCCATGGTCATCGGCTCTGCCGACCAGGAGCGCTATCCCTACGGCCTGCGCCTGGAATTAGACAACGACACGCTGGACAAGCTGGGCATCGACAAGATGCCTTCTGTCGGCACCGTGCTCATGTTCGAGGTCAAGGCCAAGGTGATCGGCTCGCGCCAGTCGGCCACTGAGGGATCAGAGAACCGAAGCATCGAGCTTCAGGTCACGCACATCGACATGGAAAACGCCAAGGAAGAGAAAGCCGAAGGCGAGCTGTCGCGTGCAAAAGGCGGCGCGGCATCCAACGTGGCCAAAAAAATCGCGTCGATGTGAACAAATATCCGTCGAGGACTTGACGGGCGCAGAAAATTCAATCTGCCAGTTCCGCATCGTTGTGCTGACTGGTCTGCAAATGAGCGTTAGCGGGGATCGCCTCCCGCAGCGGGCCAGCCAGTACCTCGATGCGGTACACGCCAAATTTGTCGCTGCATCGGTGGGGTCGCGTCCACCAGCGCAATGCGCACCAGGCCAAAGCTGTACCCGAAGTCGCGCCGGGAGCCTGATGAGCTGAACCAGACGGGCTTGCGTGCCGTCACGGCGTGGAAGGTGTTTCTCAAACCTTTCATTTCGGAGCAGTGACATGCCTATTTCCAATCAAGACTTGCAGGAGTTGGCCAAGGTTTCCTTGGACGAGTACCTGCGCAACATGCCCGTGGACCAGATTGCCACGGAGCGCCCCCTTCTCAAGAAGCTCATGGAAGGTCGCAAGACTTTCCTGGGTGCCAAGCAGAACGTCGTCGAAAACGTCCGCAAGACCTACGGCAGCAACTTTACCTGGGCCTACGGCGAAGATGCCGTTTCCTTCAACAAGCGCAACACCACTGAGCAGGCCGCCTTCCCGTGGCGTCGTGCCGTGGATGGCCTGTACCTGGACTACGACCGCCTGTTCGGTGCCGGTATCAAGGTGCGCGAAGGTGCTCGCGGCGAGTTCAAGCTGGAGCAAAACGAGAAGGTCCAACTGCTGAACCTGCTGGACGAGCAGATGGAATCGCTCAAGGAAGGCTTCATGCAGAAGCTGGACCTGGAGCTGCACCGCGACGGCACTCAAGACGCTGACGCCATTGCTGGCCTGGACGTGCTGGTCTCGACCGCACCGACTTCCGGCGTGGTGGGTGGCTTGGACCGTGCAAGCGCCACTTACTGGCGCAACCATGCCGAGACTGGCATCCAGACCGGCACCGTCGGCAACCTCGCCCAGAAGATGGAAAGCGCCTGGCGCAAGAACATCAAGAACGGCGGCAGCCCCAACTTCATCCTGGCTGGTGGCAAGTTCATCGACGCATACCGCAAGGAAATCGTCGTCACGAACAACGCCAATGCTGGCGATGTGAAGAAGCTGGACGCTGGCGTCGGCAACGGCGTCAACACCGGCCTGTACTTCAAGGGCGTGGAAATCATCTGGGACCCCCAGT